CTGGGCATATTCAAGACACAACCTTTAAAGGCCTCCGCCAGTTGCTGGCACAACAGCAGCATCGTTGCGCCAGTGTCTTCCGCCTCGGCCGGCGGACAGTGGCGGTAGACGATCACATGTACTGTCGCCTCCTGGCTGAATGCCGGGCTGGCGCCGCCGTCGATGCCAAGCCGGCTTTCCGTGATGCCGGCCGGAAAGACCAGCACGCATACCGAGTCATTGGCCAGCTGGCCATAGTCCAGCGGGTTGACCGTCCGCCGGGCGGTGAACGGCAAGACAAAGGGGCTCGTCCAGCCGTCCACGCCCTGCGGGGCCGTCTGCTTCGCATTCAGCGTGCTGGCGATGCGGTCCGCCAGTTCGATGATGGTTGCGTTTGTATCCATAGGCTGCCTTCCACTACGTGACTAGTGGCTAGGTGGCTTTCTTGTTCTGATCCTGAAGGACATGGCCGACCGTGTCGGTTGTCTTCAGGGCCGTCACGGTCTGGCGCACCGTCGATTCGCTGCCGGTGTCCTTCGCCTGTTTGCCGATCAGCGTTGTAACCTCTTCGCGGGCGGCAACCGGCAGCCGTTCCACCGCCGCCACAAGGTTTGTGGCCGTCGTACCCACCGACTGGTGTTTCTTCGCCGAATACCAGAAGATCAGGCCCACGGCAGCCAGAAGCACCGCCAGCACGATCAGGCCGATAATCCAGTGGTGGATCAGGTAGCCGGTGACGATCAGGCCCACGCCCACGGCGATAAGCCCGCCGCCGATCTTGGACGCGTACGGCATTGCACGCAGGAACCACCACGCGGCGATGCCGCCCACGATGCACAGCCCGCCAAGGACGTAGCACACAAGCGACGTGTGCGATACGCCGCCAGAAGTCAGGGCATTTTCAAGCGGGTTATCGGGCGTCTCGGTAGTGACCTTGTTAACCGGCGTGCCCGCCGATCCCGCGGGCGATGGCTGTGTAGATGCCGCGCGGGTGGCCAGCGCGTTCATGGGCGGCATGGACGTGGTGGCCGATGCGATTTCGGAACCCTTCAAGTCCTGAGTGGTCCGCATGCCGCCCACATCGTTTGTCATGTTCCATGTGTGGTTCTGGTAGGAGTTCCACCGCCTACCCACTTCCACCTTAGAGCCGGCAGGAGCGTTTATCGTCTTGCCGTCCGGCGTCTGTATGGTGATGGCGGCTGCCGGCTGGCTTGTCGCCACGTCGCCCATGTTCACGATGCCGCCATGGCCCTGCACGATCCTCGGGGCGGCGTCCACGGCGGGCGCTGGCTGCGTGGTGGGAGTGATGCAGATATCCACATCCGCCGTGTCATAGGGCTTTTCCTCAAGCTTCTGATCCTGCGCGGACTTGCTGGGGTGGATGATGCTTTTAGCGGGCCAACTCGTGGCATCGCATCCCGCCAGCAGACACGCCGTTAACACCAGAGCAATCACAATGGGCAAGACCTTCGCGAGTTTCATACGAGTCCTTTCGTTTCTGTTGGTGCGAGTGATTCCCGTTTCAGCGGGCCATGTCCTACGCCGGTGCAACGGGGTTGCCGAACGTGTCAAGAACATGCTCAAGGCCAAGGTCCGCGATGCGGTCCATCATGGCCTGGCGGTCCGCGAACTGCTCAATGACGTAGAGCGAACCGTTAAAGCCGACTTCCGTGCTTGCCGGTGCCTCGAACGCCTGCACCACGGCCCGTCCATCGTGAATGAGATTCCACAGCATGTTTCACCTGCTTGCGATTAGTTGATCGTGACCGTATTGCTTCTGGAGGCCAAGAGTTGATAACTGCGGTAGCCATCGCCAACCGCACCGCGCTTGCACGCGCCCGGCGTGGTCACGTTCGTTGTGTAAGCCTTGGTCACGGTGCAATGGGTTGCATCGTTAGTGCCGGCTACCACCTGATAGGTGCCCTTGTAGCCGGTCGGCACGATGGCCGAAGTGGATGGAATCGTGATGCAGTCGCCCACCGCCCAGGCAGCGCCTCCGGCAGCGACGATATCTGCCGTGGTGAAGATGGTCTTTCCGCCGCCACCATCGGCCGCGCCGGTAACGTTAACCTGTTGGCCAGTGAAGGACGGGGCGGCGTTTGTGCCTCCGCTCAGGTCAACGGTGTTTGTGCCTGCGGAGTACAGCGTTGTGCCGTTGGTCCCGTCCAGCGATGCCAGCAAGTTCAGGATGCGGTCCACAGACGCCTGGGTCAGTTTTTGGCCGTTGAACGTCACCCCGCCGCGGGCAATCTTGGTTATGCCAATCGTGCCAAGATAGACGTTGGCAATGTTGCCGTTGCCGCTGCTGAAAATCACGGCGTTGAACGGACCGCCTGCACCGGCCATCTCAATGATGTTTGGCATGTTCACGGTGGCCAGGTTTGGGCAGGTGCCTACGTTGATGCATCCAGTACCGCTGTCATTGATCAGGTGCGTAAGGGCCGGCAGGTCCAGCGTGTCAAATGTGCCGCCAGCAATGGTGAGGGCTCCGCTACCGCCGCTATGGACGTACTTGAGCTTGTCCAGCTTTAACGTACCCAGAACGCCACCGCTGCATGTGATGTTCAAGGCCGAACCGTTGGCGGTTGTGATGGCGGCTTCCAGCTTTGACAGGTCACAGCTGGCAAGGCTGGCGGCAGTGAGCAACATACCAGACGGGCCAAAGAACCAACGGGCATCGACCGCAATTCCTGTCAGCTTGTCCGTAAGCCATTCGCCCTGATAACTGAAGGCGCACATGCCGGGGCCGGGAAATGTCATGATCGATGCCGGTATGCCGGCCTGGCCGCCCCACGGGATAACAACGGTGTCGTTGGATGCCTCAATCGATAGGATCGGCTGGAGGTTGCCCGTCCATGTGATGTTCAGCACTGGCGGCACTTGAATGCCGTCCTTCATCGCCGCCGCTACCAGTTCCAGCGACTGCGCCACGCGCTCATTCCAGCCTGTGCCAGGCGTCTGTCCGGCCGCCATCGTCTGAAGCGCCGCCAATATTCTGTCATTCCAGCTGGTCATTGTTGCCTCACATGCAGAAGACGGTTACAAGGCCCTTGATCCACTGAGGGTCGCTGACACCCAGGCCAATACCGACGCCGATAAACACCCACTTCCACTTCTTGAAGTTCGGGCAATCCTTGGCGTGGCCCTCTGTCATCGTCCGCGAGAAATCGCGGCCGGCGTTAAGGGTCTCGCTAGCGGCAAGCTTGATGATCGCACCTACCCATTCACGATCTTCGCTATTCAGGCTCACTCTTGGTTCTCCCCGGCCGGCTATTGGGCTGGCTCCGTGCCGATTAGCTTAGTGTGGATCCGGTAACGCAGTGGCCCTGACATCTCGCAAACGTCCTTGCTGCCAAGGGGCTGCACCTCGTAGACCTGCACGACGCTGCCAACGGTCCGCCGTATCTGGTCGCCGCGGATCGGCTTGGTTGGGGCCGCCGGCTGGCCGCCCTGGGCAAGGCAAAGATCCGCAACGATCACGAGCCAATCGTCCACCTGCACGTTCTGGACCGCGTCTATGCCGCTGGCCAGGGGGTAGTCCTTCGGCGAGTTGATGGCGGTGAGCACCGCCGAGGCATTGCCCCGGCGGTACTCCACCATCTCGCCCGCGAAGGCATTCTGTGCGACCTGTGCGGCGGCGATAGCCTGTTGATATGCGTTTGCCATAGCCTCTACGCCAGCAGTGCCTCGGTCTTGTTGATGCCCAGCGTGGCGATGACTGGCACATTCTCCACCTCGGTGGGCAGAGGGGCCGGCGTACCGCTGGGATTGGTCGCGGTGCGGCTGTCGCGGAGTTGGCGACGGCTGCGGTAGCTCATCAGGATGCCGTCCGGCATTTCACCGTACTGGGTCTCGAAGAGCTCCAGGGCCTTGTAGATCAGGGCGTCATTACACGTGTGGCCGTTGTCCTCGGTGACGTTGCAGATGCGGACGATGGCCTGGTGATTCGATATCTGCAGGCCCGCCCAGCCGGCGATGTTCTGCGCCTTGGCGTTGTACTTCTTGATGGAGCCGTCCACCTGGGGTTCCTGGATAAGCGTCTCGAAGATATCGCCGGCGGCAATCTCGCCGTCGTTGCCCCAGACGGTGCATACCTCCTGCACGCCGGTCTTGACGAGATAGATGGAAGATCCGGTATTGGCGGACGTGCCACCCGCGTCGACAACGCCGGCGCCGGTCTTGCTGGTGAACAACGAATTCATGCCCGGGAAGCCGCCGGCGTCGGCGCCGGTGCCGTTGTAGATCTGCTTCTGCCAGCCCTTCAGCGCGGCAAGGATGTGCGAGCGCTGCAGTTCCTGTTCCAGGTCGGCGGACTCCCCGCCAACGAAGTTGCCCGCGGCGAAGCTGGCCACGTCCTCATCCCAAGAGCCGTCCAGGAACTTGCACTGTACCAGCCGCTGGGTGAGCGTGCCCTTGTCGCGCACGCGGCCGCTACCGACATCGCGGAAGCCCGCGGTGGGCAGCGCTGTGCGGACCAGCGTCTGGAAATAGGTCTTGGTGACCGGGCTGGCGGCGAAGAAATCCAGCTCGGAATCTTCTTCGATGCCTCAACGATGATGCCCACGATGCCTTCAGAGGTGTTAACCGCAATCACGTCCGCGCTTGAAAGTTTTTCAGCCATTTCCTATCGCTCCCTTAATGGGGTGTCCTTTTAGTCACAGGCCCGTGGCCTACAGTCCTTCAGCCTCCAGCCTCCGGTCTTAAGCCTGTCTTCAGGCCTTCTTCTGCTTCTTCTTCCAGTTCTCAAATGCCCGCTTGGCCCGCGCCTCGTTCCCGTTGAACGCCTTCAGCAGGTTCTGATACTTCTTCTCGTCTGCCTCGGATGCCGCGGGCTTGTCGCTGACATCGGCGGAGAGCGGATCGACGCCAAGGGCCTTGTTGGCGGCGTCAAGGCGGGTCTTGAGGCTGGCCACCTCGTCAGTCAGGGCCTTGTTCTGGGCCGCAATAGCCTTGGTGTGCAGTTCCCGCGCCTCATCGAAGCTCTTGCCCTGGGCGAACCAGACGCCGCCGGCGTCGCCAAAGGAATTGAGGAAGTCCGTCCCTGTGCGGTTGTAATACTTCACGCCGCATACCGGGCACGCACCACAGTTGGGGCAGCAGTGCGAGCCCTCAGGCACGGCGGCGTTGCACTTCGCGCACGTGCCAGCGGCCGCGGCCGTGTTGACTGGCGCCGGCTTCTCATCGCCCTTTGGTTCCACCGCCGGCGCCTCGCTGACCGGCTTCTCCGCCTCATTGACCGGGGCGGGGGCTTCCTTCTTGCTCATCGTGATTCCTTTCTCCGCGCCGTCGGCGGGAGCAACGTTCAAGGTCGTGTCGCTCACCATGAGCGGCGCGAGTTTTTCGGGGTGCTTGTATGCCAGACGGTTGATCGCCTCGGCCGGGAGTCCCGCCAGTGCAACGGCCTTGCGGCCCTGGGTGATGGCCGTCGCCAGGCCGGCGGCCATGGCCTCGTCCGATGAAAACCACGTCTCATCGGCCATCCACTGCGTGACCGTCTCCATGGGCTGGCTGGTGGCCTTGGCGTAGATAGAGGCCGTGGTTGCGTCGAGCTTGTCCAGCACGTCGGCGGTCTTGCGAAGATCCTCCGCGCCGCCGAACGTGAGATTCTTGCACGGGTGAACCATCATCATGGCCGATTCGGCGATGTTCCGCTCATCGCCGGCCATGGCGATGGTCGCCGCGGCCGATGCCGCCAGGCCATCGATATTGACGGTGATGTGGGCCTTGGGGATTGATCGCAGGAAGTTGTAGATGGCGACGGCCTCAAAGACCGACCCGCCGGGCGAGTTGATATTGACGACAAGGCTTGTCGCGTCCGGGGCGGCGGTCTTGATGGCGTCGATGAATCCCTTGGCGGAAATGCCGCCTTCGGGACCCTCGCCGATCACGTCGTAAAGATAGACCTCGGCAAGGCCCTGGGCCTTGTTCTGAACGTCAAAGCGGCGATTCACCGCCTTGGGCTGTTGTGGGGCTTTGGCCATACTAGTTGTCTCCCTTCGTCTCGTCGGCCAGCGCGGCGGATGTAGATAGCTCCGGATCGCCCTTGGCGTTTATGTCCTCGTCTGGCCAGAAACCGCCCTCGTCGCGGACTTCCTTCTTTGCGGCCGCCAGGGCGATGCGGTAACGCTTTTCCTCGTCCATGATCGCGTAGGCGTCGTCCCCGCGCTCTTTGCAGACGCGTGGCGTGGACGTGAAACCGGCCTTGACGCTCTCTGCCTGGGCCTTGACCTCTTCCAGCGGCTTCCACCACGGCAGGCCCTGAGGCACCCATTCCCATGACAAATCGCTAAAGCCCTTGCGCTTTGGCAGGATCAGTTCCGCCGTCGCGATGGCCAGACCAAGCCGCCACGCGGCCCAGCGGTTTAGCCAGGCCATGAGGTTTGCCCGCTTGATGTCGACGCTGAAGAGATACTGCTGCAGGGCGTTCTTGCTTCCAAAGAAGTTGGTGTGCGATTCGTCGTAGAACGAAAACGGTATGTCCAGGCTCTTGAGGGCTGAGGCGATAATCAGCTGGTCGAATGACTGGAATTCGGTGGACGGCGTGCGGTTCTCCAGAAACTTGGCGTCGTCGCCCTTGTCCATGTCCAGCATGGGTATGCCGGCCTGGGCATAGGCCTGCTGCACCTGGTCGATATAGTCCTGGGACTGCACCTCGTTGCCGCTCTGGCCCTGCTGGTTGACCAGGTTTCGCAGGTCGGCCGTGACCGGGTCGGACTGCTCGCGTGTGAAGATCAGGCCAAAGAGCTGCGCCACCTTGGCCTTGGCCAGTGCGTATACGCGGCCCTCGTATACGTCCTGGAACTGGTTAATGGCGGTCGCCAGGGGCGTCACGCCGCGTACCTGGTCGAAACGGTCAAAGTAGCCGTGGACGTTCATGTAGCGGGCCGGGATGGCCCGCTCAAACTCAAAGCCTACGCCAAGCTGGGCGCGGCGGCAGACAAGGTACTGGATTGCGCGACCGGCGTCGTTGACCTGCACGCCGTGGATGATCTTCTTGCCGGTGAACGACGGATCAAGGTCCATCGGCGTGCGGATTCGGTCGCCCTCGACGCCCTGCACGCGGCCATCCGATATGAACGCGGCCGCGCAGTCGCCATCGACGACGGCGCCGGCCTCCAGGAGCCTGACGAACCGCTGGCGGCCGTGTCGGCCGGCCAGGTCAAACGAAAGCGGATCTGAGACCGCCTCGATGAACGTCTCGACGATGTTGTTAACGTCCTCATCGTCGGTCCGTGCGTGGAATGTAAACGTGCTGACAAAGTCCAGGTGCTTGCGGATGGCCCATGCCGCCTCGGTGAAGTTGCGGCGAAGGTCGCGGGTAGTGCCGACCATCCGCCGCCGGCTGGCGGGTAACAGAATCCTGTCCTCCGCCATCAACAGCGTGCTTGGCCGCCGCCGGCGGTGGGAATCACGAACGGCGTCATACCAGTTAACGGGGCGGAACACGGCAGGCTGGCGGCCCTTAGCCTTTGCCCTGTGGCTCTTTGCCTTGCAGTTCTTTGCCTTCACATCACACCCCCGCTGATGTCCATGGGGGCGATGCGCGGGCGGGTGCCGTTTTCGCGTGCAAGGCGGGCCTCGAAGACCTGCAGCCTCTGGAGCGCGTCGGCCATCGATATCGATGTGCCGTCGATGGTGACTGAGCCGCCAAGGGGGTTAGCCTCGATAGCCGCCTGAAGGGCCGTCACCATCCGCTGATTGAAACTTGGCTCCGCCATCTTTTTGTGATTGTCTCGGGTAGCCCATAGAAAAAGCCCACCGATCCGCTGCATGCAGTTCAGTGGGCTTTTCCTTCGTCTCCGTAGAACTCCGCTGGCCGGCGGGGCTTCTATGGGCGTTCTTCGATTGTTACTTCAACGACGGCCGATATTGGGCACGTCGAAAACGATCCGCAAGAGGTCCGGGCAGTTTTAATTGCTTTTCCCAATTATTTCGTCCCATGATTATCACATCGCCGTATACTGGCGCTTAGTGAGTGAGTGAACGTTGTAAAGCACTTCGTCTGAACAAAGAGCGACTTGTAAGGCAGGTCGCGAAAGTCATATCACGTGCCGCAAGGAGAATGAATATGTGCGCATCTCCTGGTGTCATCCTGACGTGTCCGAGTTGCTGCAGCAGGATTGAAACAACTCGAACGGAATTCAAAAACCATCCTCGATTCAGCTGTCCGACCTGCGACGCATTGCTCGATTACTCAAGAATCGTAGTGGGCATTAAAGAGATACCCGACAGCGTTAAGGTTGAGGTCCGAAGGACCATAGAAGGTTGCCAACGCCAGGACGGGCAATAACCGATCAAGGATTGTAATCCTCGATGATTGTCTGCCATGTGCTGCACTTCCGGCACATTGCGCGCGTCCAGCGTCTGCGCGTGGTTTCCGGCGTGTCGTCGGTGGCCTCTTGATAGTATTCGACATCGTTTATGACCCTGTGCCGATGCAGGTCGGACGATCCGCATTCTGGGTTTCTGCACGTCGCGCGGATCACGCGGACCGGTTCTATGGTGCTGGTTGTGGAGCCCTCGGGGCGGCCGGCCTTCTTGTCGCTGCTCTTTTCGGTCTGCTTCCTTGCCATGATGCTGATTCCTTTCTGATCTTTGTGTTCTTTGTGCTATCTGTGGCGAACGAATTACAGGTAACGGGCTTTACGTTCCCGCTTGGTGGTCTGTTGTTGCTGAGATTTTGCGGCCGTTGGCGCCGCCGGCATGCTTGATGCGCCCAGCAGCGACGCCAGAACGGCGCAGCCCACGACGCAGTCAAGCCAGTGGTTATCGGGTTTGGATGGCGCAAGCTTCCATTCGATAGTTGTGCGGCCGCGGCCGGTGGTCTCTACCGGGCTCTCGGCCGTGAGGTGCGCGGCCAGCAGTTGGTGCATCTCTGCGCCTCTGACGCGGCTGTCCGGGTCGCTGCCGTAGAGTGTCAGAGCCCCCCTGTCGCCGGCGGCCGTCAATAGCTGCCGCTGGATGAACGTCTTCCAGTGGTTGGTGTCAAAGACAACGTGGCGGCCGCGGGCGGTGCGGTTTGGCGTGGGCGCAATGCGGCAGTGGTCGCCGGGCCGCTCACCTGGCTTGGTCTCGCGTTCCTCCCACGGCGCCATGGCGGCCGTGATGCCGATGCCCTTGGCCGGGAAGATGTGGGCGGCCGGGTACTCGCGGATGAATTTGTGGACCAGCGTGGTATTCCAGTTTGCGTCTATCATCGCCAGGCCGATCCGCATATCCGCGCCGTCGTCTCGCTGCCACGACCTGGGCAACATCGCATCGCACACGGCCTTCAGGCCGGCATAGATGGCGCCGTCAGTCCCAGCGCCCTGGCATGCCCTGGACAGCGTCTTTGTGGCCTTGGAGTGCGTGAAAAACCGCTTGGGCTGCTCTGGGTACGTGCCGTAGTCGATGACGTAGCCGGTGAAATCATCCTGCCAGGCGATGATGGCCCAGAAGATAAGCTTTTCGTGCACGTCCATGTACATCGTGATGTGGTTGCACGCGGTGGGAACCTCGCCGCGCTTCACGTCGTTGACCCGCTTGGCGATTGTCTCGGCCGTTGCCCACTCGCTCTTGGCCTTCACGGCGGCCGGCTCGTTTTGATATTCCGCCCAAAAAGTTTCCTCGTCGCGGTAAAAGAGATTCATGGCGTTCTGCACGGCGGAAATCTCATCGTCGTTGTATCGCTCGGGCCACGCGACGACTGCACCCGCGTCCATGGCCTTGCGGCGGTGACGATAGAACTCCGTTGCCGCGCGGCCGTCGTCGCGGCGTTTGAGGCCATCGGCCCGCATGCGGGCGTATTCTTCCCACAGCACCATGGCCTCTTTGCACGGGAACGAATAGAGCATCTTCTTTCGTACCCCCTGCCAGTCCGGGTGCGTCTCCGAATTCAGCATGCGGTCGGCCATGTCGTTTGGCACGATGACCGTGCACGGCATGACCGCCGCAATCTTTTCGCCCGGGCCGGCCATGCCCAGCACCGCGCCGGACAGCAGCTTTTCGCGGTTATTGTTCTGCGTGAGGCTCCTGGCGGTGTCGTCCGTCTGCGGATCGTCAATAAGGACAAATTTGGGGCGAAGCACGCGGCCGTCTGGCAGGCTCCGTTTCATGCCGCGGACGCCGCCGCCCGTGAGCCCGCCCACCTTGATCGTTACCCCGCTGGCCTGGCTGCCGGCGATGACCGGCAGTGAAACCATGAACTTCGTCCAGGTAATGCGAGTCCGCACGCCCATGTAGGTCTGGCCTGCGCAGCGGTTGGCGGTGCCCTCCAGCTTGCGGATCGGTATGCATACCTCGGGGAAATCCGCGCAGAGAAGATCGTTGCATTCCAGGTCCAGCTTGATGCTCTCAAGGATGTCGCCTGACTTCTCCTTGTTGGCCGCAAGGCTGCCCACCATATCGCAGTAGCCGTAGAGTGCGGCCCACTCGATGGCAATCTCAGCCAGCGTCGTCTTGCCGGAGCCCCGCGGCATGGCCAGGGCGAATAGCCCGCCGTGCATCACGGCGGACTCTATGCGCTCGATGACCTCCAGGTGGTCGTCGCTCCACTTGAGGGGGAATCTGGCAACGTGGTATGTCTCACAGAAGAGACGCAGGGACTTTGCGCAGGCCGCGCGGCGCTCGGGATTGGCGATTGGCGGCAAGGGGCCGATGTCCTGGCCGGCGGCCACCTGCTGGGCGGCCGCGTCGCGGGCTCGAGCCTTGCGGCGTGCGTATTGGTCCTTCCTGTCAGCGGGCATACCTCACCTTGCCTTCAAGTTCCACGATGCGAAGCGCCGCCAGGCGTGCCAGCTCGATCGTCGGCGTGGCCTGGGCCGCCAGATTTAGGCCTTGAAGATGCTGGCGGACGGCCGAAAGCTCCGCCCCCGATGGGTCGGCGTCGCCGTCTTTGTTGAGCTTTCGCTTATTGGTCTCTGCAATCTCAAGTATCATCTTCTGGGCCGGGCCGCTGCCTGCCTTGGCCATCTCCAGCAGCATCCTGCGCACCTGGGCCTCCGCCAGCAAGCGGCCGCTGTTGTATGCCAGCGTGGCGCCATCGTCGCGGCCGGTCATGTCCTCCGGCTGGATCTGCACGACAATGGCAATGTCCTTGGGGTCAAACTGGTATGACGCCAATTCCTGGATCATCTGCAGGCGCTTTTCATAGTCGGCCGGCGATTCTTCATGTGGCCTGTCTTCGCCCTCGGTGCGAACATGCGGGCGAACGATGATCGGAAAAGACAGCGGCTCGGACGGCGTGGCCTCCGCTGGCGCCTTGGGCTTCCTGGCCTTGCGTGGCTTATTCATCGTCGCCCCCGGCGCGGGCATGGCCGGCGGCCATGTCAAATGGCGATGCGTTGCGTAGCTCGGCCTCGATCCACGAGCGGTGAAACTCCGCGGCGGCCGCGTCGGCGGTAATCACGCCGGCCTCTATACGCGGGTTATTCGTGAGGTTTGCCGAAGTGACAATGCAGAGTTGCGACGTGCGGCCGGTAAGGACGGCCACCTTGGCGTGTATGCTGGTGAGCCTGCACGTCGTGGCGCTGGCCTGCGCCAGTTGCATGGCCTCTGGGCAATGGGTCTGAATACGCCAGTCGGCCAAGAGCCCCAGCGACAACAGCCGGCCGTCACCAAGTGCACGGATGATCTGGCGCACGGCCGGCTCTGAAATGCTCCAAGTGGCAATCGCCAGGTGCGCTGGGCCGGTACGCTCCGCTAGGTAGAGCACCAAATCATGCGTCGACCAATCGCCAGCAGTCGCGTAGTGCACGGATGTGCCCGGGGGAATCTCGCCAATCACTTCCTGCAGCCGCTGGCGTGCCTTGCACATGGCAACCTCAACCTTGGGCGCAACAACAGCCGCCTGCCCTGCCCTTTGGCCCGGAATCTTAACGGAACCCAAAGCCGACAACTCAAACAGCGCCATACAACAACCGATAACCAGTGTGACCGCGTTTTTCATTTCGTTCTCCGTAATTGGTCGGGCGCTTTACGTCGTCGATGCTGCGAACATCAACGGCGGGTCGGGTCAGAGTGACTGCTACCCGGCCGCGTCCGGCCATTTCACCTGTGAAAAGCAAGTCTGCGACGCTTCCCGGCCCATCCCAATGCCGTCTGAAGCAATTTCCGGGAAAGTAGTACCTGCGAAGGGTCGAAAACCCCGTTTTCAGGCCACGTTGCCGAACGTTGGCCAGTTGTTTGTTTACAAGCACTTACGTCTATATTTACTACTGATACCATAAGTTATCTTGAGTTCGGGGTTTTCATGCGGTAGCACGGGATGCCGGCGGCGACGATCTCCATTGCCTCGCGGGCGTTTATTACCTGCTCGTCGTTGTAGATCATCAGCGTCCGCGGGTCCTTGTGACGAGTGA